AAAAAAAAAAAAAAAAAAAAAAAATAATAAGACACTTCTTATTTCTGCTCACCTATTATAGTTCACCTTTGTTAGCTCACCTAAACTTGGTTATTTAACTCATGCTACCTAATTCTGGTTACCTAATTCTGGTTATTTATTAAAATGCGGTAGGTGGGTAGGGTGGAGGTAGGAAAAATGAGAAAAGATTGTAAATACTTGATTTTATTAACTTTTATAGACCACAACAAATAGCAATTTTTCTCAACCAGCGACTATCAATAACTATCTTGCGGTTGGTGGTCTTGTATATTGTAATTGCCAATAAGGCTAAAGATAGGCAGGTATTGTAGTTAGGTGGGCTTACAATAAGAGATTTTAAATTTTTGGATATAGTATATCAAGAGACACTACCAATACTCTTGAGCCTTGAGGTGGGCTTTTGTAGTAGATAATAGAAAGTTTTTGACAACTTAACAACACAGCGGTTTCTCTAATTTTATTTTACTGCCAGAATTTCCTTCACTTTTTCAACAGATAATTTCTCTATATGAGAAATCTGCTCCACTGATAACTTAAGAGAAGGATTGTTATACATGTCCCGCACCTTTGCAATGCGCTTATCAGAGATGGTGGAAAGACCGAATGTAGTATTGACAATATTGGCCGTTTCCGTGCTAATGACAGAGATGACATATTGTGCCGCTAACATCTCGGCCTTTTCTTCATCTGTCATTTTTTTAAGCGCATCGGGAATATCACATGATATAACTCTATATACAGTTATATCATCTGCCCCCTTGTAATAATACATTCCCTCTGCAAAAGAGTCCACATCTCCCCGTGATAACTTGGCGGGTGCAACTTTCCAAGTTTTGGGTATTAGTGAAAGATACTTCACATCTACATTCCTCAAAGTTAAATACTTCTTTATCATAGTATCTCCTTTGAGAAACCGCCGTGCTATTAAATTGTCAAAGAGCTATTGTTATATTTAGTATACTGTAATATGATAGAAAAGTCAAGGATAAAATAGAATAGAATAGAGTAGTAATATCAACTACTTACAACAAATAGATAGAGTGTAATGGTGGTGTGGAATAGATGGGGGGATACAGGACAACACAAGTGAGGGAAGTTACATGTTACTTTCCCTTTCATCTATAATTTTTCAGCTCAAAATACACACTACCAAGTTGTGTGCTATCAAGTTGTATGGTGTGCTACCAAATTAAAGAAAAGTAAATAATATGGCGGTATAGTGGGAATAATAAAGCTTGACAAACTACCTGTATTCTGGTATAATGCGTGTAAGATATTGATTTTATTGGTGTTTTGGGGTTTGGTAGTTGAATGTAGTAAGTCTAACCATTAGAGTTGATAGGTAATTATGGTAAAACAGGTTACAAATAGACATCGGCGCATTATGGAGGATTTGGTTTTGGAGGGGATGAGGCCGTGTGAGGTGGCGATTCGCTATGCTATCACTGAGTCAAGGTTATCAATATTGAGGAGAAGCCCACTTTGGCAGGCGGAGGAGGCAAAAATGCGGGAGGAGCACCTTGCAGTTCATAAATCAACCCTGCATACCCTAATCCCCGCCGCTCTCTCCACATTAAAGACAGCGGTTAATGATGAGGATGTGAGGGTGGGGTTAGCCGCTGCGAAGGATATATTGAATAGAAATGGGCTGTTACATAGGGAGGTAGTTGGTGGAAGCGGAACGTCAATTAGAATCGTGCTTGATGACTGATTACCAATATGTGTTGGACAGGGATGTGGATAAGTTCACCAACAATGGGTGGGAGCTTGCAAGGCCTTATCCAGTGATGATGCTGGGGGGCTTTACAGGGTATTTAATGAGGAGGGAGAAATTTGGGACTGCTTGATAGCATCTCATACCCCATTGCAAAAGATGGGTCAACCATCAAAGCACTCTCTACTGGAGTTGCATTTCACCGAGATGATGGTAGGATGAGGATGGTGGTTGGTCCGGTGGGGAGTGGTAAATCCACCATGATGGCGATGGAGATATTTAGGCGGGCATCTCGGCAACTACCACAAAGTGATGGTGTGAGGAGGAGTCGCTGGGCGGTGATTAGAGGCACTTACCCCCAACTTAAAGATACCACCATTAAAACTTGGTTGAATTTGTTTCCTGAACATAAATACGGCAAATTCTACCACGCCCCACCCTCCAACCACCTAATGAGCTGGGAGGTGGAGGATAAGCAGGGAGGAGTTACAAAGGTTGAGTGTGAGGTGATGTTTAGAGCACTTGACCGACCAGAGCAGATTAGCAACCTATTATCGCTTGAGTTAACTGGTGCGTGGGTAAATGAGGTGAGAGATACACCCAAGCCTGTGTTGGATGCACTTGATAGTAGGATTGGGAGATACCCCGCTGTTAAAGAGGGTGGATGCACATGGAGAGGTATTATAATGGATACCAACCCGTTTGATATTGACCACTATTTATATGATTTATTTGAAAAGAACCCTCCGCTTGGGTATAGGGTGTGGAGGCAACCACAGAGAGAAAATGAGCACAATCTGGATGCTAACTATTATGCAAACATGTCGCATGGTAAATCAGAAGAGTGGATTAAGATATATGTGAAAGGTGAGTATGGCTACATTTGTGAAGGCAAGATAGTTTACCCCGAATTTAATTATAATATGCACATCGCATCTTCCCCCCTATTATACAGTGTTTATTCGCCCATTTATTGTGGTATAGATTTTGGCTTAACCCCAGCTATTGTGTGGACTCAAATAAACGCAGAGGGGCAATGGCTCATAATTAGAGAACTATTTGCTGATGAAGTTGGTAAGATGGGTATTGAGCGATTTGGTGATGAATTTCTTGACCTACAAAAACAGCTATTCCCAAAGCAGCAGGATTTTAGATACTTTGTTGACCCCGCAGGGTTCACCAGGTCTCAGACGGATGAGAAGAGTTGTTGTGATATATTGAATAATAAAGGTGTTGTTACATCTCCTGGGCGGCAGGACTTGACATCAAGGAGAGAGTCGGTAGCCAAACGATTAACAACACTAATTGGAGGTAAGCCTGCCCTCTTGATTGACCCTTCTTGTAAGCAGTTAATTGCTGGATTTATGGGTAAATACTATTACCCCCAAACAAATACGGGGCTTATCATGGAAAGGCCACAGAAAAACATATACAGCCACATTCACGATGCACTGCAATATTGTGGCACTGGTATATTTGGCAGCTATGAAGGTGCGAGGAAGAAAAAAAGGGTGAAAAAGAAGAGACCTAATTGGATAACTGTATGACTACACCAAGACGCCGTTCTGAGGCGGGTCAGGTAGGTAAGCAGGTAGGTGAGGCTGAGAAAAAGATAGATAAGTTAAAATCCATGTTTAAATCCGCAATTAGCCACAAAGCGTGGGCTAATTGGAGGCGGGAGAAGAAAGAGGATAGGGATTTTTATGTGGGCAATCAATTATCACAGGTGGATAAGGAGGAGTTGGCGGAGCGGGGTCAGCCAGAGGTTGTTGTGAATAAGATATTTAGTAAGATAAACAATTTATTGGGAGCACAGAGGTATTTGAGAAGTGCGATAGTTGCAAAACCACGAACACCAGCACATGAGACAACCGCATTTGCAATTACCGATGCATTTAAATATATCCAGTATAGAAATGCATTTGCTTTTATTGAGAGTGATGTATTTGAGGATTGTGTTGTAGCTGGTCTTGGATGGTTTGAGGCTGGTGTTGAGCAGGGGGATGATAATGAAGCTGATATATTTATAGCAAGTGAGCTACCTGATGATGTTAGGATTGACCCATTTTCTCGGAGATATGATTTGAGTGATGCTAAATTTGTAGCAAGAGAGAAGTGGGTTGATTATGATGATGTGTATGAGCTGTTTCCAGAAGCAAAAGAGGAGGTAAGGAAGCATGTGGTAGATGGTGAGGCTTATTTTGATAGTCTGGATTTGGTGAAGCAGAGTAAGATGGATGATTATGATGGGGATGATGGGCAGCCCTTTTATGTTGACCCAAACAGGGAGAGGGTTAGGTTGGTGGAGATGTGGTATAGAGAGTGGGCGGAGGTGATGTATAGAGGGGATGAGTATGTGGCAAATTTGGATGGGTTTGATAAGCAGAGGAGTGAGGTGTTTGAAAATGCGGAGGGCGTTAGTGAAATAAAGACAGTTGATATGACAGATGATGAGATAATGGCGATGAATAATATGGTTAAAAGGAAGATGCGAGTGGTTAGGTTGGCAATATTTACGGGTGATTTGCTGTTAAGTGATGATGTAACTCCCTATAATCACCCACTCAACATCACAACTATCCCATTCTTCCCTGTTTTTTGCTTTAGAAAGATTGATGGTGAACCTTTTGGTGTGATTAGGCAGATGAAATCGGTCCAGCGGGAAGTGAATAAGAGGAGGAGTAAAGCACTTCATATACTAAATACAACAAGGGTGATAATGGAAAGGGGTGCGGTTGAGGATTTGGATGAGTTGAGAGAGGAAGTGGCACGGCCAGATGCTATTATTGAAGTTAGTGCTGGAAAAAAGATGGATATTTCAACCGATATAAACCTCGCCGCTACTCAATTTAATGTTATGCAGCAAAGTGAAGAGGATTTGCAGGATATAAGCGGGATATTTGATGAAGCGATTGGAAAGGCGACAAATGCAAGAACTGGTATTGCTGTGCAAACAAGGGTGCAGTCGAGTAACCAAAACAATATTAGGTTGTTTGATAACTTGAGGAGAACAAAATTGCAGCTTGGTAAGTTTGTTCTTGGTTTGATAAAGCAATTTTACACTGCCGAAAAGATGTTTTATATTACAGATGATGAGGAAGCGGCGAGGAGTGTTATATTAAATCAGGAGTTGGAGGATGGAAGTATTGCTAATAGTGTGAGAGAGGCGAGAGTTGATATAGTGGTTGAAGAAGCACAACCACTCCCAACTGTTAGTGAAGAGCAATTTGTTGCTTTGAGCGAGATGGTCAAAAGTGGTGCTTTACCCCCCCAGGTGTTAATTGAGTCAAGTAATATAAGAGGTAAACAAAAGATATTAGGCATGCTTTCTGCGAGTGCTAATGCAGGTGCTAATGCAGGAGCAAATACTGCACCTTCACCAAAGATGCAAATGGTGGGGACAGAAAAAGGAGGAGGAATGGTATGAGTGAAGAAATTAAGGATGGTGCTATACCCACCGAGAAGGTAGTTGAGAGTGAGGATGGTGGACAGCCAGAAAGTGTGGTGGGTGACCTCTTTGATAGAACAAAGGAGGTTGCGATAGTTGAAGTAGTTGAAGAGAAAGTGAAACCGCCTGTTGATACTCCTAAACCGGATTTGGGTGAAAAGAAAAAGGAGGAGGTAGTAGCAGTTGGGGAAGATAAGAAAGAGTGGGAAAAGAGGTATAAAGACCAGCAGGCGTTTCTTCAGGAGTCAAGAATTGAGAATAGGGAGCTGAAGAAGATGTTGGTGGGATTGGGAGCGCAGGTAAAAACTCTCAAGGATGTGGCAATTACACATCACAAAGAGTTACACCCAGACGACCAGTTTCCAGAACCAGCGCCTCCTCCAAGTGATGAGCCAGCACCCCAATCAAAGATGCTTTTAAACAGGGTGAAGGAGAGTGAGGAGATGGTGAAGGAGGTTTATGGTGATTATGAGGCAATAGTGGGTAAGTCGGGGGATGATAATAGCCCCTTTGCTCAAGCCGTTACTAAAAAGCCACACCTTCTTCAGCAAGTATTCACCGCACCTAATCCTGCACTTGAAGCGTATAACATTGGGAGGGATTATCAAAATAAGGAGAAGTATGGTCACACCCCTGAAGAGATGAGGACAAAGATTGAGAGGGAGGTTAGAGAGGCGATTGATAAAGAGATGAAGCAAAAAGAAAAGGAGAAAAAACCCGCATCTCCATCCGCTCCCACATTAAGGAAAGTGGCAAGTAAGGAAGGTGGGGGGGACCCACCGACGGTTAGGCCAGGCGGTGGATTGCGGCAAATATTTGGGAGGTAAACGATGTATACCACAATAGAAACTACCCACGGTTTGACACAGGAACAGTGGGAAGATAAACTGTATAGAGAGTATCTTGGAGAGTTTCCACTTAAAGAGTTGATGGGAACTGACAGTGATGCTGTTATACAGGTTAAGGAAGAGTTGATGAAACAGGTTGGTGATGCTATTACAATAGGCGTGAGGGCAAAGCTGACAGGTGCTGGGGTTACAGGGTTGACCAGATTAAAAGACCAGGAAGAAGCACTCAACTTCTACGACCAGCGCATCACCATTGATGAGTTTAGGCATGGTGTTGCGTTGAAGGGGAAGATGAGCCAAAAGAGGGTTGCTTTTGATTTGAGAGAGCAGGCAAAAGAAGCACTCACTGATTGGAATGCGGAGAAGCTGGAGAATGATGTTATCACGGGGTTAACAGATACAAGCATTGGCAGGGTTCGGGGGAGGTATTTATATGGAGCGGTTGATGGTAACTGGGATGCAACACACGCAACTGCCCTTACGAATGTGGATGATACCGCTGACAAACTCACACTCGCTATGCTGAGCCTTGCAAAAAGAAAGGCAGAGTTTGGAACAAGTATTAAGATGCGGCCTTTTTCAGTCAAGGCAAAGGGGTTAACGATTGCAAGAAAGTATATTTGTCTTGCGCATCCCCTCGCTATTAGAGATTTGAAGGCGGATACCACATGGACAACCCTGATGCAGAATTTGATACAGGGGGGAGAAGACCAGGTTCCTACCATCACAGGCTCAACCTTTCTTGGGGAGTATGATGGAATTTATATTTATAGCTATGATAGAATTCCACTCATTGCCTCCACAATTCAAGTGGCTCATAATGTATTGCTTGGTGCACAGGCAGCTGCTGTTGTTTGGGGTGAGAAAACAACCTGGGCAGAGGAGTTGGATGACTATCAGGCGGAGCATGGTTTTAAGATTGGGGAGATTAGAGGTGTCAGTAAGTTGGTGTTTAGCAGGGCAACACCAGAGGATAACGGTGTTGTGAATGTATTTAGTGCTGCAGTAGCAGACGCATAAGCGAGGAGGTAGAAAATGAACGCTTTATACACTAACTGGAAGTTTCAGCTTTTCAACAGTAGGACTGGAAATCAGATTGATGATGATACAGGTAAGTTGCAGGTAATGACTGCAGGCTCACCTGTAGTGCCGACTATTTATAGTGATGATAGGGGAACAGTGGGGTCAAGTCCCCTAACATTCACAAATGGGTTGGTGGAGTTTTGGACTGTAAACACAATTACCAGCCTTGACATTAGCATACTGACGGCCGCTGGTGATGCAATACTACTTGCAGGCACAACCCCCGGATTGACAAGAGTTACGGTGGATGTGAGTAGGAGGGAACAGCTTTTGGTTATCCCCTGGCTGTTTCTGGCGGGTGGGACGGTGGTGGATACAGGGCTTGATATGCCAGCAAATATGTTGGTGGAGTTTGCTGGGGTGAGAGTTACTGCCATTGATGCAGGAGAAACGATTGATTTTGGCACTCTCGCAGGTGAGGCTGGGGGAGATGAGAATGGTTTCATCACTTTAGCCAGCATTGCAACACTGGGGATGGTTGAGTTAGAACCACAGATAACTGGTGGAACTAACATTGACTATGTTGGCACCAACTATGTGGGAGTGCTGTTATGCACAACTATAGCAGGTGCTGATGCAGTTGCGACGGTGGGCGGTTATACAAGAAAGAGGTATAGAACAGACGGAACAGCAAAGAGCCTTGTATATACTCCAAGCTCAAGTGATACAGGTAGGGGTTATTTGTATTTGGGGTATAAAAAGCTGGTATAACATACTATTGAGTCTAATCAATAGACTTAATAGGAGTTGAGATGACACTGAGAGAGCTGAGAAATAAGGTTAACGATTGGCTGGCGGTGGATAAGCTTCGGCTGCTTGTGCCCGACTTTATAAGGTTTGGGCAGAAGTCGTTGGAGCGCCACCTCCGCCTCTCAGTGATGCGTTATCACCCAGTAACTGCTTCTTTAAGTGCTGGAGTTAATAAGTTAGCACTACCAAGTGATTATATAGAAATGATTAGCCTTTGCTTAATTGAAGGAACGGCCCGTTATCCAATCACCGAAAGGTTGAGTGATGGAGCAATGGTGGATGAGTATAGAAATACAGTGGCGGATGTAACAACCACAGGCCGACCTATAGCATTTAGGCGGGTTGTGTTACTGGAGACTGGCGTTTATAATAATTATCTCCAATTTGATAGATACACTGATAAGGTGTATAGTTATGAAATGGTGTATTATAGGCATTTAATAACACTTGATGATGATGCTGATACTAATTGGTGGCTTACAAATGCGGAGGATGTGCTGTTATATGCCGCTTTGTTGGAGGCCGCACCCTTACTACCCCCCGATGATGGGAGAATACAAGGGTGGATACAGATGCATGGAAAGAAGGTGGATGAGTTGAAAGGGATGGATGGTAGGGAGAAGTTGGGAGGAACGAGGAAGAGGGTGAGGTATCAAAATGGCTAATCCAATATCACCCACAGCTATTACTATAGTAACAGAGGCTTATCGCAGGTGCGGCTTATCCTTGCCCACAAATGTAGATATTCAAAAAGGAATTGATGAGCTGTTAGAGGAGGTAAAAAAGCAGATTGCTTCAGTGAGAAAATGGAAGATGCTGGAAGAGAGTGTGACTACTGTGCTTACTGCATATCAGAGAAATTACTCCCTACCCAGCGATATGAATTATGAGGAAGTAATTCGGCTTTATAGTGGTAACGCAGGTATAAGTCAAGCTGTAAGTGCTAACTCAATTACACTTGCTGCTGCAGAGGCATTAACACAGGTTCAAGCACAAGGAGCGGTTGTGTTTATAACAAGTGGTGCAGCGGTAGGTAGCTACGCCAGGATATTAAGCTATTCAATAACAACAAAAGTGGCGTCAACTACCGCTTTTTCTCCAAATACACCAGGTGGAACACCTAATTATATGGTGGTAACGGCCGAAACGGCACTTGACGCTGTTGTAGAAGAACAATTAACACTGTTTGATGAACTTGGCATCCCAAAGCGGTATAGTAAGTATGAAGGTGAGCTAATACTTTCTCCCATACCCAATGTTTCTAATTTGGTGATATGTAATTGGTATCAACTACGAGTTGATAGGGTGGATTTAACAGGAAGTAAAATAACTGAAGTTTATGAAAAGTGGCATCCAGCTTTGGTGAGGGGCATTATGTGGGGTATTTATCAGGCATCGGCAAACGATAAGCAGGAAAGTGCTAAAGCTGAATTTGCGGATGCTGTTAAACTATTAGTTGAGGAAGAAAATAGGAGGTAATTATGTCAGCAACAGTGCAAATACATGAAATGACAGCAGCTGCGACGGGAGTTGATAAAACGAGTGGGACAGTGCGATTTAAGAGTATTGATGAGACATCGGTGGATAGTAATAATAGAATTTCAATTCCTGCCGCAGGAACAAATTACAGCTACACGAAGCATGTTAGATTTTACTTTGCCACTGCTCCAAACGTGGATATACAAAATTTTCGTGCCTATAGTGATGGGGGTAATGGATTTGGAACTGGAGTCGGAGTGGGGTATGATATACCTGCGGGAGGACTTGGAACATTTCCAAATATCAATACGAATATTGCTGGCACTGATATATTCACTAAAACAAGCGGAGCACCGATTGATATGGATACGATAAATGTTGGACCACATACAGGCACTGGGTATAAAGGAGACCATTTAAGAATGCAACTTAATGTAGCAAATACAGCTACTCAGGGGCAGCTATCAGCAGAGACGCTGACTTTTGCTTATGATGAAACATAGTTATTATATACGAGAGGTTGTGGATGGTCGCATTTCGGTAATTCCTCAATTAAAGGGATTGCCTAAACACGATTTTGATTTGGTTGGTGAGCATTTTATTCGTGCTTTTGGGAGAGGCTTTATCAGAGGCAATAAGTTAATTGAGTATGTGCATTGTATTGTTACCGATAAATGTAAAAGATGGGTATTTTCTAATGGGCAGCTTTTAGTGACAAGACCAGATGCTGAGGTATATGTATGATAGTATTTAGTAAAGAGTGGTTTATTAAGCATCAGCGAAAGCTGTTATGGCTTGCCAACACCTCTTTTGGCAGATGGCTTCTTCGTATTCATAACGATTGCCCGAAGGATAAGCGTATAGTTAAGCTTCTGCCTAATTGCTACACTTGGGCTAATGAGGATGGGACAGTTACCACCGATTTCAGGACACACAACAAATTTGCAAAGAGGCTTTATTATGGGTTGAAACCACTCTGGCATATTCTGCACTTTTGGGATTGGCTGGTTGCGGATAAATGGATACTTGAATTAAGTTTTGGGTTTGATACTCTAACAACTTATCCAGCCGCAGGTGCGAATAGTCCGTGTGATGGATGGGTTAGAAGGACAGGGGTGAGTGAAATATTTTCTACTATCCGAACTGGGGTTGGTTCGGATGTATCAGTAGTTCAAACATCGGGTATTTTTTTACAACTGATATCTTCGGTGACATCAAACCAATACGAGACTATACGGCGAGGAATTTTTTTGTTTGATACCTCATCTATTCCAAACAGTACTTCAATACAAAGCGGAAGTTTTTCGTTATATGGAGTTAACAAAGCTAACACTTTAAATCTTACAGATGGCCATGCCTCACTCACTTTATCTGCCGTTTCTCCTGCTTCTACTTCTACTTTAGCGGCATCTGATTATAATATTGCGAACTGGGGTTCAACACGATTTGCAACGGATTTTTCTTATGCCGCATATAGCATAACTGCCTATAACGATATGGCTTTAAACGCAAGTGGTTTGGCAGCAATAGATAAAGCAGGAATTACCAAATTAGGCACACGGCTTGCGGTAGATTTTGATAACGGAACTCCAAATTGGGTTAGCTCGCAGGGCACATCTTATTACGCATATTTTGCTGACCAAACAGGAGTATCTCAAGACCCAAAGTTGGTGGTGAATTATGTATTAATGCTAATTTCTATTGATAGCATGCTTCTTAAAGCGGATATTACCAAAGCATTCTCTGCTGATGGGATTTTGCAGAAGGAGTTTATCCGCCCACTTTCTACCGATAGTTTACTTAATAAATCTAATATTATCAAATCACTCTCTGCTGATAGTCTACTTAATAAAGCCGATATTACCCTGAACCTCTTTATTGATGCCTTTCTTTCACCTTATCGGCAGACCCGTTCATACTTTAAGAAAGAACTTTTGCGTAGGTTTAGGTTTAGAACATGATAGAGACATTTTACCTAACAAAAAATGACCTGCAGCCTTATTATAAAGTATCTCTGACCGACTCTGGTGGTGTGCCAATTGATTTAACAGGAGCTACTATTAAATGCTCTATGAAAAATCTTGCTTCTGGTGTATTAAAGATAAATCAGCAGACAACAGGAGTTGCAGTAACCTCAGCCGCAACAGGAGAATTTGAGTATCGTTGGCAGACAGCCGATGTAGATGCAGCAGCTACTTATGCTATTGAGTTTGAGATTACTCCTGCTACAGGAGGAAAATTTACAATCCCAAACCCAGGTGATGGTCGTGCGATTGTTGTAATAAGGGAGAGTTTAGATGCCAGCTAACTCGCAGCAACCACAACAACAGCAACAATTAGAGCAGCTAATTCCAGTAGAATTGCGTGGTGGGGTTGATACAATACATGATAAGACAGCACTGCCTCCAAAGCGTTTTTCCACTCTGCAGAATGTGCGGGGGATGTATCCTGGGTTTGAGAAGCGGAGGGGGCAAGTTAAGCAGCATAGCACCGCAAGCGCAGAGTTGCTCACCAAAAGTCTTTATGGTTATTCTAAAGGTGGGATAAGTGAGGTGAAGTTGCTCAGGCAACTTGGAGATGGCTCATTGGAGATAGCAAGTAATAATCCACCTGCCATTACAACAGGGGTGTTTGGGAGTCAAGCATTGGGAGCTATAGCTGGCACTATTCCAGCCAGCTACTCTATGATGAGGGATATGTTAGTGTATAGTGATAGTGGAAGGCAGCACCAGCTATTTGGTGGAAATAACTACCCCGTATCAGCATTTATTGTATATCCCTCGTCCACCGTCCCTAATATGCCTGAGCTTGGGAAGGATTATAGCAGGGAGGTGGTTGACGGTGTTACTACCACCTATGGTGATTTGAGCAATCTTGGTATATTAAATAAGGTGTATGTAATGACGATGATACCAAGCAGTAACCTTAAATTTACATTGAGTCAATTTAATGGAAATGCAGCAGTTTCATCGGTTAAGTATTGGAATGGAGCTTTTACTGCGGTAAGCGGCTATGTTGATGCAACACTACTTGCA